ATGAAATCGTCATTTGACGGACTGAAGAAGTTGCAGGAAAAAATGAAGGATCTTGGCGACGAGGGTAAGCAAAGCGTGCCGTTACCCGAGCTAATGTCTCCTGAGTTTATGTCTCGTTGCTCGAAGTTCGGCAGCATCCAAGAGCTCTTCGACTCAAGTGGGTTCAAGATCGACAGCGCAGCGGATTTTGCCGCAATCCCTGATGAGCAGTGGGATAACTACATTCGAACCAATACCGCCTATCCGTCGTGGATGGAGATGCAAAAAGCCGCAGTGGCGGACTGGACGAAGCGCAAACTAGGTTTGTCTTGAGTTGTTGCCGATGGGGCAGCCCAGGCATTCTGGCTGGTTGGGTGCGAGGATTCGATCTGACTTGTCACCAGCGCAGGCGCTAGGAAAGTGTTGCTTTCGGTCAATGCAGATGCAATTAGCAATGTACTTGGGCGTAGGCTTCTGATAATCTCCCACAGATTCGTTTTTGCTCAGTATTCTTTCCTTGGGACAATGATGCGCGACGCTAGTGGTGCTCCTCCAATGCCCGATGAGGTCGTTCGGCTGCTGCAGAGCCAAGCCGACCGAGACGTAATTTTGATCAGCCAACCGATCTCCAGGTTGCTTCATAGGCAGCTCTCGTCAGAAATCGCGCTCCATAAGCAGAACAAAAAGTGCACGGTGTTCCTGACGACCTACGGTGGGGACCCTGACGGCGGCTATCGAATGGCCCGTTGTCTGCAGCATAACTACGAGAATATTCGCCTGGTGATCCCGAGCTTTTGTAAGAGTGCTGGCACCCTTGTTGCAATCGGTGCACATGAGCTTGCGATTGATGACCTGGGGGAGCTTGGCCCTCTCGATATCCAAGTTCGGAAGGATTCCGAGCTTGAAGAACGGAGTTCTGGCCTCGATATAATGGAGGCGATGGAAGCGGCTCAAGTGCATGCTCGTGAGGCATTCATGAAGACCTTGATCGAAGTGCGCCGGGCGAGCCGCCTATCCACTAGATTGGCAGGTGAATTTGCCGCTAACGTGGCGATCGGGTTGACTGCTCCTCTGTATAATCAAATCGATCCGAACCGGCTCGGGGAGATGCAGCGGGCAATGCGAATTGCTCATGATTACGGTCAGCGACTGAACGAACAGACGCGATCGTTGCAGCACGGTGCCCTGAGCCGGCTCGTAGCGGGCTACCCAGCTCATGGTTTCGTGATTGACCGAAAAGAGGCTGCGACCCTGTTCACGTCAGTTCAGCGCGCAACCAGTGAAGAGCGAGAATTCATAAAACTATTTTGGGACCAGATGTTTTGCGAGCAAGCAAATATTGGCCCAATTTTTATTCGAAATAACCAGTCCCACCAAGGAGAGCAACATGACCGAGCTGATGAAAATACTGCTGACGAGCAAGCACCAGAGCATGCAGGAAACCAAGGCGGAGATGGAGCGAATCCAGAGGGAGCAGATGAACAAGTCGAGGGAATTCGCAACGATGGTGCAAAAGCAGAGGCAGTCGACGGCGCTGCCGTCTAGAGTTGCTGCTTAAGGTACCTCGAGTAAGAAATGCCCGCGAAAGCGGGCATTTTCATTTCTGATGCATTAATTCACTTCGTCGGCGTGACGATCTTCCCGCGTCGCAGGTAGTGTCGCTGCGTCGTTTTGACGCTCTCATGTCCAAGCAGATCGCGAGCAGCCTCCTCACCGCGGCCATCGGCCGTGTCGTCAGCCGCCTTAGCGCGCAAGTCGTAGAACCTGAAGTCCTTGATGCTCTTCGCAAGCGTTGGCGCAGCTTCGGCCGCAGCCAGGCGGGCCTTATCGAACTGCGATCGCAGTGCAGGTGCCGTCAAGCGTTTCCCGTGGTGGTTCACCAGTAGTGCTGCCGTCTTCACCTTGTGGCCGGCCTTGCGTGTGTCGATGCGCTTGAGTAGTTCGGCCAGCTGGCCAACGACCTTGATCCGCAACGGCTGTTTGGTCTTCTCCTGGGTAACGATCAGATGACCGTCGACGATGTCGTGCGCGGTCATCTTAAGCGCATCCGCCGGCCGCTGGCCAGTCAAGTAGGCAAGGTCCATAGCATCCTGCAGCGGCGCGCTTGCGCATGCCCATACGGCCTTGTAGACGGCGTCGCTGATGTACACCGTCCGCTTCTTCAGTGAATGGCCCTGGATGCCTTCGCAAGGGTTCGGCAGGTCGGTATAGCCCCAGCCCCTGGCGTGGTTCCACATCGTCGAGAAGACGCGCTTGCACCGGTTCGCCGTCGTCGGCTTATCGTCATGGTCCTCAAGGAAGTTCCTGATGTGCATCGGCTTGATCTGGCTGAGGGGCGCGTCTGCAAACGACTTGAGGAGATGCTTGATATCCGACTTGTACATGCGCGCCGAGCTGGTGGCCAGCTTCGGCACCACGTCCACCAGATAGCGCTTCTCAAGGTCAGCGAAGGTCGCGCCGGCGCTTGGCGTGACGATGACGTTCAGCTCGGCGTACTTCTTCAATGCGAGGAAGTAGTCGGCGCCAAGGGCGATCTCCTTCCGTTTCCCGTCAGGGCCCTTCTGATACATGTAGTAGTAAACCTTGCCGCTACGCTGCGTCCGGGGATGCATGTGCGGCGGCATGTTCAGGTTACGCGTGTTTCTTCTTCCCATCGCTCCGCCTCGGCATGACCCATACTTTTTCTTCTGGCGCGACCTTGCGCCCTTCCACTGCAGCGAGTGCGATTACCGGCTCGCCGATGGCGTTGACCCAGAACGGCAGGCCCATCGTGCGCAGCGCCTCGATCTGCTTGGACTTTCGGCGCCGGCCGGTCAGCCTCACCACGGCGTCAGCTGTCAAAAATGTTTCCATTATCCTTCCTCTAGACTGCCGCCCCTTCGGTGAGTCTGTTCGATGCGCGGCGATCGCGCTCCAAGATCATTGAATCCGCAACCGACGCGGCCCAGTGCGCCAAGTCGCGCGGGGAGTTGCATCCGCTGGCCTCGTTGCCGGTTACCCCTGCCAGCGCATTCGCCGCGAAGTAGTCCCATAGCGTCGCCTGCTTCATCAACTGCTGAGCGCTCACGTGTCACCCGCTTGCTTGGTGACAGGTCTGGAGCTCGCGACCTCGAGAATGATGCGGTAGCCGATGCCGATCTTTCCCGGAATCGGGTGCGGCTGGTACCAACACAAATACCAGCAGTCCTCGCCCTCGCGCTTCCAGCACTTCCCGTCATAGGTGCCGGACGGATAGCTGCTCGAATATTCCAGAAGGTCGCTTACTTGGCGCAGCGTCAGCAGCACATGCGTTTCATCCATGGGTGCCTGGCGGATGTCCGCAGGCTGATCCCAATGTTTCCCCAGCGGGTCGGTCATCAGCGGGATCATGTTGCGTTGCTTTTCTCGCCGGCGAGGGCGGTTAATCGTTGGAATGGGCAGGCCGGCAAGTGCTTGGCACCCTCGGGTTGTTTGCAACGCACGCATACTGCCGGCGAGCGGGTGATGTACGAAAACCGCATCAAGCGCCTCCAGGCTTTGCGAGCGATGCCACCTGGGCGGCGTCTTGCTGGTTGGCGTCGAGGGTGACCATCGCCGCTTGCGGCTGAAAGGCCGGGCTGTGATTCGGCATATCGACCAGATTGTCGAAGTGGCCGAGCAGGGCGGTGCGGTACTGGCCCATCGACTGGAACGTCATGGCGTAGCTGTCGTTGGCAATCAGGTTGCGCAGCGCGCGTAGCATCACGCCGCTTGTGGTTTCGGTCTTGATCATTCGGTTGCTCCCGGGTTCGCTGGTTTAATCTGGACTTCGCTGCTGTCGGTGCCTTCCTTGGCGCCGGCCAGGTAGACCGTCATGGAGACCCGTCCGCCGTCCTGGTATAGCGTCAGGCTATTGATGAAGCGGTTGCGGCCCTGGTACAGCACGGGACGCGCGCAGTGGGCGGATCGGAGAAGCAGCATCTGATGGCGATATGCGGCTGCATCGAGCGGCGTGTCTTGGTTGTTCGGTACGGGGCCGGTCATGCTGCTTCCTTGGCCAGCTGCTTAGCGGCGCGACAGCAGGCATCACACCCGCCTTGCTGAACCAGCTGCTTGGCGGTGATGATCTTCCCGCATGCGCACTGCTTTCGTCGCAGGCTGATCGGCGGCTTGGCAGCGGTCTGCTCGCGGTAGAGCTCTGTGCTCAGGCGGCTCGGCGTTCCCCACCTCATGCCGCCCTCGCCAACAGTTGCTCGTGCTCGATGTTCACCCTGATGAGAGCAGCGGCCGGCAGCGGCGACACGCTGTTGCCGATCATGCGGACCTGGTCGCTACCGGTCAGCCGCTTCGTGACGGTCTTGCCGCGCTTGTTCGTGTAGGTGTAGAGCGGGTCCAGGATGTAATCCCGGCGGAAGCCTTGGGCGTTGGCCAGCTCGCGCGGCACCAGCATACGCAGGCCGATGTCGACCACCTCCATCATCTCGCCGTTGATCATCACCAGTTCAGGGTGCTCGGCTTCTCGCAGGCTTGGGCAGTACTCGCGCAGGAAGGCGCGGACCTGTTCACGGCGCGGGGACGATTGGCCTGGCTGTTCCAGCGTGGTGCGCATCTCTGCATGATGCTGGCCACTGGCAGTGACGGTGCCCAGTGGGTCATTGACGGCCGCGGCGGTGCTGGTGCCACGCAGCTTGACCAGGTTGCTGGTCACGACCGCATGGCGGTTCTCGGTGACGATCGTGCCCAAGGGCTTGGCCACGTCCCACGTGTCGCGGTCGCCGTTGCTCTTGTTGTCGATGCCAACCAGGTGCGCGGTGATCAGCGAGCTATGGTCCGACGTCGTCACGGTCGGCAGCGGCTGCTCGACGCTGGCTCCGACCACGCCCTTGTAGTGCTTCGCCAGGTAGGCGCAGGTAACGCCCACGCGATCCTTTGTCACGATGGTGGGCATCGGCCGATCCGCCGGCACGTTCTGGCTGCCGCTCTTATAGTACTGGACCAGCGAGGCCGCTACCAACGCCAGCTCGCCGCGATTCGCGCAAGTAACCGTGGGCATCGGCTGGTCGATGTCATTGACACGATCGCTTCCCTGGTGAGTGAGTGGCACGATGAATGGACGCGCTGCGTCCTTCACATACCGTTCGAATCCACGCCCGACTCGGCGCAGTGTGGCGTCCGCCAGGGGCTTCTTGCGCTCGAAGATCGAGCGGCAGGGGATCGACCAGTCGATGCAGTCGGCGGCGGTCACGAACGGCAGCAGCTTGCCCGACTTTACCTCGCGCGACTTTGGGTCGCCGTGGGTGGGAACTGGCCAGCGAATGGCAATGCGGTCGCGGCGCATCACCATGAAGAGCCGCTTGCGGATGGTGCCGGCGCCGTAGTCGCATGCACGCAGTACGCGCCACTCGACCTTGTATCCCAGGCCGGCGAAGATGCGCTCCATTGGGAAATCGTCGCCCAGAACCTGGCGGATCTCCGGAACGTCAGGATGGTCTGGCGCCAGGCCAGTCGTCAGCGCGGCGATGAATGCCTTGAAGGTGCGGCCCTTATGTGCCTTGATCGGGCGCCCGGCCTCGCCGAGCGGACCCCAGCCCTCGAACTCCTCAACGTTCTCGAGGAACATAAGGCGCGGCGCGAGAGTCACGCCCCACTTGCACACGACCCAGGCGAGACCGCGCGTCTTCTGGTCGAGGATGTTGAAGCCCTTGGCCTTCGAGAAGTGCGTGCACGTCGGCGAGAACCAGGCCGCGCCGAGCGGGCCGTCGCCGATTGCGCGCACGATGTCGAGCAGGAACACGTCCTCGCGATAGTGGCGGGTCGTTGGATGGTTCGCCGCATGCATGGCGAGCGCCGGCCCATCGTGGTTAAGGGCCAAGTCGGGATCCCGCCCGAAGGCCATGCGGATAGCTTCGCTAGCGCCGCCGCCGCCAGCGAAGTTGTCGGCGATGCGTTCGTGACCGAAGCCAAGTGGTAGGGTGAAGTCGTCGCGTGGCATGTTCTACTTATCTTTGGTGGAAGGGTCGACCAAGGCGAAGAAAGCCTCAACCTCGGCCACCGCGCGCGCCAGGCGCTGCAGCGGCACGCGGTGCAGGCCCGCATCGATATCGGCGAGCGCTTGGCGGAGCAGCTCCGCATCCTCGGGCTCCACCGTAATGCGTCCCGACTGCTCAAAGCGATCGCAGATCCCGTTGATCACGGTCGTGCCCGGGTCGAGTAGCTGCTCCCGCAGGCCGGCGCGGTTCAAAGCCGCCAGCATTTTCGAGAGCGTGTTATACGCGTCGATCGAAGGCCGGGCGATCAAGGATTCGCCCGCCATGCGCAGTTCGAGGGCCAGGCGATCGCGGCTCTCCGTCGCCATTGGCACGTTGGCCCTCGGCTGGAATGCGGCGCGCTGGTGGAATCGGGGCATGGCGGGCTCGCGGCTTACGGACGGCCGATGAGGACGGTGAAGCCGCTCGCGCGAGCCTTGTCCACGTATGCCGCGAACGCGTCTTCGATAGCGTTCTCGACACGATCCAGCTCGTACCAGAACTTCACCTTGCTGGCGCCCAGGCGGTACTTTAAGCGCGCGCGCACCTTGTAGCCGTCGCCGCCCTTGAAGAGGCGCAGGCCGAGCGCGAATTCGCGCGGGATCATGACGTCGCCGGCACCAGCCCGGGCGTCAATGTTCTCGGTGTACGACAGCTGCACCTGGCCGTTGTCGAGGCGGCGGTGCGAGCTGAAGGACACTTCGGTCTTGGCCTGCAGCGTCAGTGCAACCTGCAGCATGGTCTCGCCGGTCGGCTCGCTGATGTCTGCCACGTTGTCCTCGAGGAAGACTGCGAATTCTTCCTGGTCCATCACTTTGCGGTCGTTCTTGTGCCAGCCGGCGAACTCGCGGCTCAGCTCCGCGGTATAGGTAGCGCGGAAATCCTTCCAGCCTGGCATGCTCCGGAAGCCTTGCTGGTGATCGTTCAGGACTGCCACCAACGTGCGCGTGTCCGGGTGTGCGTAGATGTAGCACTCGTCGGTGTCGGCTTGGTCCTGCGCGTACCGGAGGAAGCTCGCCAGGTCGGACAGAACGACGGTCCCACTCTTGCGATGTGGTTCCGGCAGGGCGCCCTCGATCGCCTTGGTGACATCGTGATGGCGATACTCGGGCGGAAGGATGAGGAAGTGCGCATCGCCGATCGAGCGGACGTTCGCAGCGGCCACGGTCAGAGCGCCGAGCTGCTCGATGGTCGACTTGCTGATGTCCAGGTGTTCCTGGGGCAGGGATGCGTGGGCCAGCTGGCCGGCGACGACGCCGGATGCTGCCGTATTCTGGGATTCGTTCATTACGCTTCTTTCAGTTGGAGTGGCTGGGCCGCAGGTGCTTCGCGGAGTTCAAGGGACTGCTGACGGGGATGCTTGCGCGAGAGCTCGTTGTCGTCGGTGACCCAGAAGAAGTCCTCGCCGCGCTCGGGCTTCGGCAGGTCGACCTTGACGACGTCGGTGATGATCACCTTGTCCACGTCCTTGCCGCGGGCGCCCGGCTTGACCTTCAGTTGCAAGGTCAGCGTGCCGCCCTTGCCGGTATCTTTGACCGCTGCCAGGAGGTCAGCGAGGCCGCCCGACAGTTCGGAGTGGGCGCGGCCATCGCGCAGATCCTGGAGGAAGACGGCGAATGCCTGGGCGCTCATGCCGCCTCCGCGTGCGACAGTTCGTTGACCGGAACGCGCCACGGCGCGCCGTCGAGGGTGCCGGCGACGCGCACCAAGGCGACCTTGGCGCCATTGGTGATGTCCGTCTTGATCTCGTGGACGGTGCCGGTTTGGGGGCCAGCATCGCTGTCGAACTTGACGGCGCTGCCGGGACCGATGGTGTTCTGCTGCATGCTGGTCCTTTCAGGTGGTGGTGTTATAGGAAGCTGCGTTCGAAAGCAGCGTGTGCAGGTCGTCGCTGTGGGCGACCTCTTTCGGGATTGAGATGGCGAGGCTAAGCGTGCGGTGCGTATAGCCAGCGACCGCTGGGATGTCCGCCACGCGTGCGTTCGCGACGAGCCAGGCGAGGATGAATTTGTCGGCAGGCTTGCGCGGGCCGCTGGTGCGCGCGAGCGCCTTCGGCGTGACCTTCGTCTTGCCGGCCGCCTGTGCTGCCTCCAGTCCCTCCTGGATTACCGCACCGGCCTTGCTGCCGTGCTGTTTGACCATCTTGAGCGCCGCGGTACCGGAAATCAGCCCGGCGTTCACCGCCTGGTGCACGTCGCTGTTCGATTCGGCGAGCAGGATCATGTCCTTCACGTGCTGGATGGACTTGCCACGACGGTCGGCGATCTGCTTTTCCGACCAGCCGAAGCCGATCAGCTTGCGGTACTGGACGCCCAGCTGCAGCGGCGTGAGCGCCAGGCCGGAGGCGCTATTGAGCATGTGGGCGACCCGGTCGGCGTCGTTTCCGCGGAACTGGCGGCAGTCGAGCGCCTTGATCTCGAAGCCCTTCTCGATCGCATCGAGGGCCGCGGCGTGACGGTGGTGGCCGTCCACGATCAGGATGCGGCCATCGTCGACGCGCACGTCCAGCGGCGGGAAGGTCGCGCCGTTGCGCAGGGCCAGCGACATCTCGGCCACGTGGTCGGGGTTCAGCGGGCGGGCATTGAAGCCTTCTTCCACCTCCAGCGCACGCGGATCGATAGCAAACTGAGTTGTCTTCGATACGGCAGGATTGCTCTTGTCTTCGGCTGCGGCCTTCAAGGAGGCCATCATGTTCGCGTATGCCATAGTTATTTGTCGTTGGCCTGCAGCTTCTTCACGTCGATCCGCGCGCGGCGCTGCATATGCCGGCGTGCGACGGCCTCCAAAATCAATTTGAGGGCGGGGTGTTGGAGCATGTCGTCCAGTGGTTCCGCCGTTCGCAACATCGTGTGTGCGACTTCAAGGGCGGCCCGGTCTGGAGCGACGCGCTGCATGTCAGTACCAGTACATGCTGTGCCGGTAGGCCCGGCGGAGCGACTCGATGCGGGAGAGGCCGGTGAAACGGTAGTAGCGGTAGGCGCCAAAGAAGGTCATGTCAGCCTGCCACCGCGAATTCTTTTTCAGCCGCGCAGTTGCGCTCGCCAAGTGTGCTCAGGTACTGCGACACCTCGGCCGTGTCGAACTGGGCCATAAATTCTTCCTCCCGCGCCCAGATGCCGTGTTCACGCTCATAGGCCACCGAGTGATCAGGCGCCCAGCCGTCGAGGACGATCCGCGACACCACGGAAGTGATTGCGCCGTACATGTGGTAGATCGGTGGCGGTACGTGCTTGGTGAACTCGTCAGCGACCGCTTTCGACGCCACGGCGACATTCGCCAGCTTCGGCAACCAGGCGCGCAGATCCTGCGCCATCCCCGGTTCGAGTTCGAGGGTAAAACCGGTGCGCAGCGCGGGAACGAAGCGATCGACGGCGAAGCAATCGATGCGCGTGTCGCCGACCTTGATCTCGGAAGGCGTAAAGGACGGTGTTGCGTCGTTTAGCAGCGTGCACCTCCGGTCGAAGCCGGTGATCGATGGGAGTCCCAGAATGGACACGCTGATCGTTCCCTCCGCCAGCGGATGCAGCTGGAGGGCAACCTGTTGTCCTTCGAGGTAGATGCCGTTGCAGTAGCGGCTGACGGTTGGGAAGAGCATCACTGCACCTCGCTACTGGTGACGGTGATGCCGCAAGGGACATCAGCAAAGCGCTCAGCAGCGTCTTCAGCAGCTTGGCCTGCGGATGCAGCAAGGGCAGGGTAGGTGTGAAGCTGAGTGCTAGTTTGGACGGTAACTTGGAAGGTGCTCATGGTCACTCCATCGGAAGCTGTGTCGATGGGTAACTGTATCAAGTGATAAAGCAATTAGTCAAGCACTTGATAAAGAAAACGCGAGAATTCTTTATTAGATGATGCAGAATGCACCTGTTGTTACAGCTGAAGTCGAAAAAAAGCCCGCACGTGGCGGGCTTAGGCGTTGACCTTAATTAGTGCTTTACTTCGCTGGCGGCTGAGCCGGCTGGAGCTCTAGAGGCGCAGTGGTTACCTAAAAATGCTGGCTCGTGTAGTCAAAGGTTTGCAGCCTTCCTGGTCTCGATTTCTTTCATACAGTCTTCAAAGTTCCTAAACGTGTACTGGATAGCAGCGTAGCCACTGTCACTTGATGAGCCAACGGCCATGATCTCGATATCTTCGAGATCGGTCGGCAGCAGCTGTGAGGCTTTTCCAGCTTGCCAGCGGTACGCATACTCGACGGATTCTTCTTTCAAGCCCATCATCCAGTACTGCGGATTACGTCGATAGACATCTTGACCGATGTAAGTTGACTTCGAACTGTGCTTCCCGTACTTGATACTCATCATATCGGCAAGCTCATCAACTTTCTGCCTAAGTTGATCCCCTGAGCCGTTCACTGTTTCCACCGTAACCATGGCACGAACTCGACAGAGGCCACTCTTTGGCGTGGCCAATACTGCATAGGTGCTTACTCCTTCCAAGTGTTTCGGGACCATTCCTCGAAAGATATCTGGATCAGATCCACTTTGCTTGAAATCCAGCTTCTTAAGTTCCTCGACAGACATTGACCCGGCAAGGCCAAACGGACCGTCATAGGTCTTTGGCGCTGGGAGTACTTTGAGCGTTGCCGGCTGAGCTGTCGGCGTTGTAGCGGACAGAGGGGCCGGCTGCGATTGTGGAGATTGCTTATTACAGCCGGACAGGATAAGCACTCCTATCGAAATGGACAGAAGGACGAGTTTTGCCATTGGAATCATCTTTCGGGCGGCATCTAAGCGTGCCGTTTCGCACCTTGAGTCTACCTGCTGAGCCAGGGAAAATACTCACCCAATGTCACGCGAGGCTAACTAAAACGGCAGCTCGGGCTCAGCAGGTTCAAGAAGCTCCATCCACTCGATATCTTCGAGTGCTAGCAAGGATGCTAGATACGGCGCCGGCTCGAATTGTGCCCAAGCTCTTACGCCCCTCCATCCACCGTCGTCGCGTGCCACGAGCATGACAGGGAGCGCAAACCTGGCCTGCAGCTGCGCAAGCATCCTGTCATCACGAAGCTGACCTACCTGTACCAACACTACTGCCATGCGCACATCACGCAGGCGCAAAACCGAATAATGCATTACAGTCTTTCGCTTTCCTTTCGCACCACTCGCCCGATGATGATGCAGGTGTCGCCGCGGCAGGTTTTCCTACCGAATTTCCTCTGGTCGTGATTGTCCGACTTCAAATACCACTGACCACCATCACGCTCTAGGCGCTTCACAACTGCCTCACCCTCGTAATTGAAGGCGTAGACGACGCCGTCGACCATCTTCTTGTCGGCAGTGTTGATCACGACGAGGTCGTCCTCATAGAGCGTCGGCTCCATGCTTTCGCCCCTCACGCGGATCGAAATTAAGTTGTCCTTGTGGTAGCCATTCCGCATTATCCAGTCCGCTGGCACGGTAGTGGTGGCGCCGTCATAACGCTCTGGTTCAACCTCAAATCCGTTAATACCCGCAGAAAGACGCAGTTTCACCTTAGGGATGTGCACTAGAGCAGGATCGTCGTCCTCGACCACGCGTACACGTTTGAAGGTGCCCTCGCGCAAGCCGAATTCGGGGTCGATTTTGGCAGTCGCGCCCTGGTCGAAGTAAAGCGGAGGCAGCCCAGCCTGCTCCTCGAGTTTGCGCGCGGTTTTCTCAGTAAAGGCCGTGCCGGCCCGGTAGGTACTCGATAGCAGCTGCGCCAAGCGCGAGTCGCTCAGTCCGGCGCGCTCACCAAAGCGGACACGCTGACCTCCGTACTCCTGGTCGATCAGGGCAAGTAACCGTTCACGGCGATGTTGATACATGTTCATTTTCACATTGTCGCGCATTTTTAGCATCTGATAAATTATCAATCGCTTGACTACAGCTGTATCAATTGATACAGTTGGAGCATGAAGCTCATCGACTACCTCAACGCGATCCCGGTGGAAGCCCGGGCAGCCTTTGCAGCTCGGTGCGGAACCTCTTTTGATTACCTTCGTCAGGTCGGCTATGGCAACCGCACCTGTACCGAGAAGCTTGCAATCAATTTAGAGCGCGAGAGTGGTCGGGCATTAGTTTGCGAAGAGCTATGCCCTGAAGCCGACTGGGCATTTATTCGATCTACAAGCACTTGCAGTCCCATGCAGACCTGCCGTGCGCGGCGCAAAGGTGATCTTCCTGAAGATCATTCGAGTGAAGCCCGGCAACTTGCGCAAGGTCATAACTCCACATCACTCGGCCGTTGACCGTTGTGGCTGACAGGGTAAGTAGGCGCCCTGAACGAACGAACAAGGTCACCTGAAGTACCAGAGCGATTCGTTTGCGCTCCCACCGGAGTCTCGACAGCAAGCGTGATTTTCGTGCGCGTTGAGAATTGCCCATAGGAAATTAGTTATTGGTGGAATTGATTCGATGAAATGTTATCGCGCTGATTTCGAAAGCAGTACCCAAGGAATGGAAGGAAAGACCGTGGAAATGTTGACCGCCTACCAAGACATGATCAAGGTGCACGGCTGGAACGGCACCGCTGCAACGCTCGGCATGACGAAGTCGCAGCTGGAGGCTCGCGTGTACGAGGTCAAAGGGCAGGGTATGCGCGTCGACACCGCGCTGCTGATCCAAAGCTACGCAGGGACGACGCACTTCGCCCAAGCTGTCGCAGCCGCGTCCGGCGGCGTCTTCATGGAATTGCCAGACGCCGAAGGCGTGACTGGCGAGGAGTTACACGAAAAATTCCACGAGCTGTATTCCGAACTGGGTGATCTCTCGGCCACCTATACGAAAGCCGTGAAGGATGGCGAGATCGATGCCCGCGAGCGCAATGACCTCGAGGGGATCAGCCAGCAGATGCACAAGACCATGGCTGAGCTCATGGCCCTGATGTTCCAAATTTACTGCCGGTCGTCAACGGCTGGTGAACAGGGAGTAGCAGGCAATGGCCGTTGAAGTGAAGCCTCGCGCAATGCAGGCCGAACTGCAGGTCCGCCGTCGTTTGCTTCGTGACGCTCCAGCGCCGGCTCCAGTCGACAAGGGCCGCGTCCTCGCGCATCTTCGCGCGCAGCTGGCCGAGCTCCAGGCAAGTCAGGAGGTAGCACATGGCGACGCTTGAGCAGATCATCGACCAAATGGGCGGCGCGGGCCTTCCCCCGCTTCCTTCCGGCCATCCTGTCGTCGACGGCAAAATCCACCGATTCGGCCGCGAGAAGAAGGCGTGGTATGTGCTGCGCGAGATGGATCTGCGTAACGGCAAGCGTGTTCTGACCGGAAGCTTTGGCATCTGGCGTGGCGACGACAACAACGCCGTGCCGGTCTCCATCGACTGGGGCGGCATCACGGCGGAAGAACGCGCCGAGGCCGAGCGCAAGCAGGTCGAGTACCAGCGCGCCGAGGCTGAGCAGAAGCAGCGCGACGCCGAGATGGCCGCTAACCGCGCACGCATGGCATGGGGCGATGCGGATAGCGCCGCTGATGTCGAGCTGCACGCCTACCTTGAGCGAAAGCGCGTCGGGTGCGAAGGCACGCGCGTCGACGCAAAGGGCCAGTTGCTGATCCCGGCGCGCAAGTACAGCATCGAGGGTGCCGTGCTCGCTGGCCTCCAGAAGATCACAGCCGACGGCAACAAACGCTTCAGCTCGGGCATGGACATGATCGGCGCTTGTTGCCTGCTCGGCAAGGTCAACCAGGACACGCCACTGATCGAAATCGGGGAGGGCTACGCCACCTGCGAAACGTCGCGCATGGCCACCGGCTTCGATACGCCCGTAATGGTCGCCTTCAATGCAGGTAACCTGATGGCGGTCGCGCAGCAGCTGCGTCGCGACTTCCCGAATGCGCATCTCCTGTTCCTGGCCGACGACGACGCGCGCGTCGTGGCGCGCCTGCGCGAAGCCCTCCTCAAGGACTTCGAGGCCGAATGGGAGCCGTTGATCGACGGCGTCGACCACCAAGTCGAGGCCAAGACGGGTGACATCGTGCGCGTTCGTGCCACCTGGCGCCGCGACGGCACCGGCACGGACTACATCGAGGCCGACATCCGCGCCGGCCGCCAGATCCAGATGCGCAAGTTCGAGAACGCCGGCGTGTCGCGCTCGCGCGCTGCAGCCCGCGCAGTTGGCAACGCGTCCGTCGTGGTCCCGGTATTCGCGGACCGCGCAGCGGACAGCAAGGATTCGGACTTCAACGACCTGTACCTGGCCGAATCGCTCGACGTGGTGCGCGACCAGGTGCTGGCCGCGCGGTCCCGCGCGCTTGCTGCCGACCAGTCGCAAGCGCCGTCTACTTTGGCTGATGAACCGCCAGCCTACCTGGATGATGCGCCTCCTGTGAATACGCCACCTGCCGAGCTGCAGACCGAAGCACCAGGTGCGATGCGCATTCCAACCTTGGAGGTGCTGCTGTCGCATTTCAGCCTCATCTACCCGACCACCGACGTCTGGGATAGCCTGCGCAAGCAGCGGTTGAAGCGGTCGGCGTTCGCGGCCTGGGTCGGCAAGGAATTGGCCGAGACCTGGAACAAAGACCCGAAGCGGCGCACCATCCTGCGCGACTCCCTGCCCACCCTCATCGGTGGCAAGGCAGTCGAGGGCGGGGCCGGCGGCGGCAAGCTCGGCGAGATGCTCGACAGCCTGACGCTGCTGCGCGGCACCGAGACGGTCTGGGATGCGATCGGCCAGCAGGTCATGTCGCTGGGCGCCGTACGGGCCGACTACACGCCTGAACTCACGTCGAAGTGGCAGGAGCATGCGCAGCGCAAGACGATCGAGGCCCGTAACCTGGTGTTCGATCCTACCCAGACGGCCGACCCGGTCAGCCATGTGAACATATTCCTCGGCTGGCCGCTGTCGCCGCGGGAGGACGGCGAGCTGATCAAGCCGATCCTCGCGCTCCTTGCTTCGCTGTGCGACGCCGAAGACCGGGTCGAGGACTGCGTCGAGTGGATCCTGCGCTGGCTGGCTTACCCCCTGCAGCATCCGGGCGCCAAGATGCAGACCGCGCTGCTGATGTTCGGCGAGAAGCAGGGCACCGGCAAGTCTCTGTTCTTCCAGGACGTGATGCTGCCGATCTACGGTGACTATGGCACGGTGGCCAGCCAACACCAGTTGGACTCGACCTTCACGGCCTGGCGCAGCCGCAAGCTGTTCGTTCTGTTCGAAGAGGTGCTATCGCGCGATGACAAGTACAGCCACAACGGCACGCTCAAGTACATGATCACCGGCAAGACGATGAGCATCAACCAGAAGAACCTGCCGGAGCGGGACGAGCGCAACCACATGAACTCGGCCTTCCTGTCGAACGAGCCGCAGCCGATCCCGATCGAGCTGGAGGACCGGCGCTTCATGGTGATCGAGGCCAGGCGCAAGCAGGACGCGACCTTCTACGCCGAGGTGCAGCGCTCGATCGCAGCCGGCGGGATCGAGGCCTTCTACCACTTCCTGCTCAACCTGCCGCTGGACGACTTCAATGAGCACACCAAGCCGCCGATGACGCTGGCGAAAGAGCGCGTGATCGAGTTCGGTCTGGCCGGCTGGATGAGCTTCCACCGAGCGTGGAAGGACGGATACCTGGATGCGCCGTACTGCTCCTGCCTGTCGGAGGACCTGTACATCATCTATAAGCGGTGGTGCGACAAGAGCGGGGAGAAACCGCTCACCTTGTGCAAGTTCTCGGGCTTGATCGCCAGTCGGGAGCACAAGGCCAAGAAGAGTGTGGCGGTCGAGAGCAAGCATAAGAAGACGCGGATGGTGTTCATGGTCGAGAACCCAGACCATCCGGAAGACCTGGAGGCGCAGATCGCCAAGTTCAGGAAGCTGAGCGACGTTCGTGCGGACCGGGCATTGCAGGGTTGAGCAGGGTTGCATATGAACCCTGCAAGGCTGAAACCCGCATGAACAGTGGGTTCTAGCAGGGTAGGTAGGGTTTGCAGGGTTTTACGCACATAGGTGCGAATTGCTGTGGTTCTGATGTGGGTCTTTTTTTTAACGCCCACATCAAAAACAACCCTGCATCCCTGCATACCCTGCCAAGAGTCAGTATCCATGCGGGTTACAGACTTGCAGGGTTTAGAGATTGGGCTGCAAAGCCTGCGAAATGAGGAGAGCAGTATGCGGATGAATGTGAAGACGACCTTCCCGGCCATGGCAGACCGGATCGCCGAGCTGGGCAGGCAAGGGCCGTTCGTGGCCGCGGTCTCGCTGACCCGCACCGCCCAGGACGTCCAGGCTGCCATCAAGGACGAGATGCGCGCCTCCTTCGATCGTCCGACCGCATACGCCGTGAACGGCACGTACCTGAAACGTGCGACGAAGACCAACCTCGAGGCGCGTGTTTGGGTCAAGGATGACCCTTTCGGCAAGGGTGTGCCGGCCGACCGCTTCCTGTCGCCGCAGATCTTCGGCGGTGGTCGCCGCCACAAGGGCGCTGAGCGCCTGCTCCAGGCCAATGGCTTGATGCCTGCCGGCTGGTTCCTGGTGCCGGCGGCGGGCGCCCAGCTGGACGCCAACGGCAACATCCGTCGCAACCAGATCACCCAGATCCTGTCGCAGCTAAAGGTGCAGCGCGGCGCAGGCCACGAATCCCGCGCCACCGGCAGCCAGCGTTCGAACCGCACCATCGCGCGCCAGGGCGTGACCTACTTCGCACTGCCGAACGGGAACCGCGGCCTGCCGCCTGGTGTGTACCTGAAGCGCCGATTCGGCCATGGCACAGCGATCCGCCCGGTGTTCGTCTTCGTGTCGCAGGTGCAGTACCAGACCCGCCTGCGCTTCCATGAGGTCGCCGAGGCCACGGTGGCTGCTCGCTTCCCGCTGCACTTCGAGGCCGAAACGGAGAAGGCGCTGAGGACAGCGCGCATCCGGTAGCGCCCCCTCCCCCGGGTTAGGTTCTTCCCGGGGTATGGCTGGCAAGGGTAATTCAGGCCCCGTCAGCGCACTAGCCGGACCCGAAAACATTTCCTGACAAACATCCTGACAACGTATCGAAACACATGCCGAACCTGACAACCATCGCCGAGTGGGCCAAGACCGTGGGGATTTCCCGCCAGTCCGCATACGATGCGGTGAAGCGCTGCGAGATCCCGGTCACCGATGGCAAGGTCGATCCGGACTATGCGTCGCACCTGTACGCAAAGCACACCCGCCAGCGCGCAAACGGCCACCGCTCTGACCAACTGGCAAACGGGGCGCAGCCCGGGGCGGCAGCGGGTGCGGGAGGGGCGGGAGGTCCGGAGTCGCCGGTGAAGGTGCCTGGCTACGATACAAGCCGGGCGCGTCGGGAGGCGGCGGAGGCTGAGGCGGCAGAGATCAAGTTGGCCGAGATGGCCGGGAAGTTCCTGCTCAAGGCGGACGTCGAAGCCTCGATGTTTGAGGTGGCGCGTGGGCTGCGTGATGGGCTCAGCAACTGCGCGCGCCGGATCGCGGCGGAGGTCGCGGCGCTCGATAGGCCGGAAGCATGCGAGGACGTGATCGAGCGTGAGCTGCAGGCGCTGCTTGCGAGCATGGCCCACATGCTGCAGTCCGAGCTGGGCATCGACACCGCCGAGGCGGTCGAGTGATGCGCCTTGCTCCAGCCTCCAGCGTCGTGCGCGCTGCAATCGGCCGCGGCCTGCAGCCGGATCCGAACCTGCCGGTAGACGAATGGGCCGACCAGCACATGATCATTCCGAAAAGCGGGGGAGCCAGCGAGTACGGCAAGTACCGCACCAGTCGCACTCCGCACGCACGCCAGGTCATGCGCGCGCTGTCGCCGCACCATCCGTGCAAACGCGTCGTGGTGATGGGTGCGTCGCAGATGCTGAAGACCCAGGTGGGTTTGAACTGGTTCGGCTCGACCGTGGCCCAGGCGCCGTCGAACTTCCTGTGGATTCTCCCGACCGGCAAGCTGGCCAAGCGCGCAAGCAAGCGTATCGACAAGACCATCGAGGCGGTGCCGGTGCTGCGCGAGCGCGTTGCGGTGCCGCGCCCCCGCGACTCGATCAACACGATGGACACCAAGGAATACACCGGTGGTGCGCTGACCATCGTCACATCGGGAGCCGCGGCCAACCTGTCCGAGCTGTCCTGCCGCTACGTCCTGTACGACGAGGTCGACCGCGCCGATGCCAACGTGGACGGTGAGGGCGATACCGTTGCCCTGGCAGAGGCGCGCCAGACCACCTATGAGCGCAACCGCAAGTCCTACTACCCCAGCTCGCCAACCGAGAAGGATGCTTCGGCGATCGAGGCGCTGTACCAGAAGGGCACGCAACAGGAGGCGCTTGCCGACTGCGTACACTGCGGTCACCCTCAGACGCTGGTCTTCGAGCGCCTGCAGGAGGACGAGGCCGGCCGCGCGATGTACCCCTGCATCGAGTGCGGCTGCTTCATGTACGAGACCGACAAGACGAAGATGTTCGAACGCGGCGCCTGGACTGAAGGCGTGGCCGGCGACGGCGAGACGATCAGCTTCACCATCAACGGCATGTTCCTGCCCTATGGCTGGTTCTCCTGGGCCGGCCTGCTGAAGGAGTACAAGGCGGCCAAGGCGAAGCTGGAAGAGGGTAGCGAAGAGAAGATGATTACCTTCTACAACACCCGCCTGGCGCGCAGCTGGGAGCGCAAGAAGGAGCAGACCAAGGCGAGCGAGCTGCAGGCGCGTGCCGAAGCGTACAAGCTGGGCACCGTTCCGAAGGGCGGCCTGATCCTGACGGCCACCGTCGACACGCAGCCGGACCGTTTCGAGCTGAAGGTGATCGCGTGGGGTGAGGGCCTCGAATGCTGGATCGTGGACTATCAGGTGGTTTCCGGTTCGCCGTCCGACCAGGACACGCAGGACCGGCTCGACAAGCTGTTGCTCGGCCGCTACCAGCATGTGAGCGGACGGATGCTGTCGATCGCCGCGGCCTTCATCGATTCCGGCGGTGCGAATACCCACGACGTCTACAACTTCACCCGCACCAGGCAGCACCGCCACGTCTACGCGATCAAGGGGGAGTCGCGCTACGGCAAGCCAATCCTGGCGACGAAGCCGTCGCTGGTCGACGTGAACTGGCAAGGCAAGAGCATCCCGCACGGCGCCAAGCTGTGGCTGATCGGTACCGATACGGCAAAGGACTACCTGGCAGTGCGTTACCGCCTGGTCGACGGCCCGGGCGCAATCCACTTCCCGGCGAACCTCCCGCTCGATTATTACGAGCAGCTCACCGCCGAGTACTGCGTGAGCGTGTACAAGCGGGGTAGGAAGATTCGCGTCTGGGAAAAGAAAAAGAATGACCGTAACGAGGCGGGCGACCTGATGGTCTACGGCCTGGCCTGCGCCTACTACCTGTGGCTGCATAAGAAGACCGCAGCACAGTGGAAGGCGCTCCGCGATTTCGTTGACCCGGATACCCCGGACTTGTTCGAACAGCCGCCGGCTCCCGACGGAACGTCGGGCGAATCCAAGTTAGTTGAGCAGGCAGCAGAAACCAACTCAATCCCAGCAAACCCCACGAGAGCCGAACAATGGCAGCCGACCACGAAGCAGTCCTTACCATCCAGCCAGCCGCGCCGGCCCGTCGGGAGACAGTGGTGAGCACCGAAATCTTTGACAACCCCGACCTGGTCGATGCAATCTTCGCCTTCATCGAAACTGAGTTTCCTGACATGGCGTCGCGCACTGCGGTCCTGAAAGAAGAGGTGCGGCGCGAGTTCAGCGGGATCGAGATCTATATACCGCGTCGCTCGGTGGCCGAGCGGGAGCGCATCACTGCCGAGGTGCTCCGGGTGTTCAATGGTCGGAACGCCGCGGAGGTGGCGCGGCGCTTGGGGATTGGGCGCGCTACCGTGTACCGCATCATTAAGCAAGAGGGCAGCAAGAAATAATGTCTCAGTTTTCCGAGAACTGAGACAGCGTCACCGCTACCCTCAGTGGCATGGCTATCTCCCAAGCAGACCTCGACGCCCTCGACGCGGCAATCGCCTCCGGTGCCACTTCGGTGGTCTTCGACGGGCGCAGCATCACCTATCAGAACACCGCGCAGATGATCGCCGCCCGGGAGCACACCGCCAAGGTGCTCAACGGCGGCTTGCAGAACCGCGGCCCGCGCGTCTTCGGGTTTCGTTTTACGACGAACCGGGGTGATTGATGCCGAACATTCTCGATCGCATTGTTGGCTGGGTCAGTCCGCATGCTGGCATCAGCCGCCACTTCGCCCGCCGTCAGTTGGAGCGGGCATACGAGGCGGCTAGTCCACGCGACTCCTGGCGTCCACGCCGTGCCGGTGCAAGCGCAAATGCCGACCACCAGGCGGACGCGCGCACCCTGCGAGTCAAGGCGCGCGCTTTGGTGCAGAACGTCCCGTACATCAGTGCGGCGTTAAAGGGGCTCGCCACGGCAACTGTCGGCACGGGCATTATTCCCCGTGCCACGGGCGTGGACAAGGACATCATCAACAAGCTGTTCAAGGAATGGTCCAAGGTATGCGATGCCGATGGCCGCTTCGACTACTACGGCCTGATGAGGGCAGCGTACTTTGCGATGGAGCAGGACGGCGAGGTGCTGGTGCGCCTGCGCACCCGTCGCCCGACCGATGGTCTGCCGGTCCCGCTGCAACTGCAACTGCTCGAAATCGATTGGCTCGACAGCGCCCGAAGCGGGACGCACAACGGGAACACGATCATCAACGGCATTGAGTACGACATGCTCGGTGCCGTCGCCGCCTACTACCTGTGGGATCGGCACCCCGGCGACATCGCTGTCGCCCGCGGTCGGGCCCAAAGTCAGCGCGTGCCGGCCAAGGACATTATCCACCTGTTCAACCCGGAGCGCCCGGGGCAGGGACGCGGCTTCACCCGCCTGGCCTCGGTGATCACCCGCGTGCGCGACCTGCAGCTGTACGAGGACGCGGAGCTGTCACGCAAGAACCTGGAGACCCGCCTGTCCGTGCTGGCCAGCGGCGACATGTCCACCATGGACAACCCGGCCGCCATGGGCGGCGATGGAGCGGGCCAGGGAAACGGCGTGGGCGATCTGGGCGAGCTAGGCGGGGGCAACATCTTCGGCATGCCGGCAGGGATGAACTTCACAGTCGTCGAGCCGAAGGCAGCGCCTGGCTATGTGGAGTATGTGAAGTTCCAGCTGCACATCATTGCTACTGGCATGGACGTGCCATACGAGATGGTGACCGGCGACATGAAAGACACGAATTTCAGCAGCGCTCGCGTGCGACTGCTGGACTTCCGCCGCGCGGTGCAGGCAATGCAATGGCTGGTGCTAATCCCAAAGCTGCTGGTGCCGATCCACGACGCTTTCGTCGAGCACGCGTTCTTAGCCGGGAAGATCAAAGCTCGTGACAAGTCGGTGGACTTTAGCCCGCCGAAGTGGGACTACGTAAACCCGGAGCAAGACGTCAAAGCGGACCTCGCCGAGATTGGCGGCGGCCTAGCAAGCATCAGCGAGAAGCTCCGCCAGCGTGGCTACGACCCCGACGTCGTATTCAATGAGCTGAAGGGTGACATTGACAAGCTCCGCGAGCTAGGCATCCTGGACGTGCTGCTGTTCTTGCAGCGGGGGAATCTACCGACGCAGGGTTCTGCCGAATCCAAAACTTAGTTTGAAATAGGGCTTCAATGAAATTCGCCGACCTCCTCAAGCAGAACACCAGCAGCACGAACACTGCCACGCTCACGCTGACGTCGGCCGTCACCGGGTTTCGCACGCTAACGCAGGTGATCGCTGAAAATGAGCTGGCCGTGGGCGACAGGACCACGTTCATGGTGCGCGACACCTTGGGCAACTGGGAATTCTCCCTGTTCGAGATCGTGAGCCCGGGCACGCTGACGCGGGTCGAGGTGCGTGGGAGCTCGAACGCTGGCAGCGCGGAGACCTTCCCGAGCGGCGCCGTCGCCACCAATATGCCGGATAGCAAATGGCTGTCGGAGCTAGTGAGCATCGCGGATGCCGTCGAGGTGATCGATCTGCCGGCGCTGACCACTGTGACCGACGCGGTGCGCATCTTGGGAATCAGTACGGCCGGCGAGTTGGGCACGATTGCTGCCAGCTTGCTGAAGTCTTACACCGGCGGCGCGGCGGGACCGGCCGATAGCACCGTGCCGAGTGCACCCACGAACTTGGCGTCGTCCAGCGTCACGCAAACGAGCTTCACGGTCAGTTTCACCGCCGGCACAGACAATGTCGGCGTGCAACGTCACGAGTGGAGCCTGGACGGCACGAGCTGGACGCAGATCGCCAGCGGCAACACTTTCAACGTCACCGGCCGCACCGCAGGCACGACCTACACCGTCCGCGTGCGCACCGTGGACACCTCGGGCAACGTCTCGACCGTCGCGACGGTGAACGTCACCACGGCGGCAGCTTCGAGTGAGCCGGACACGCAGGCGCCGACCTGGCTAGCTGGCAGCCTCAGCACCAGCGCCGTCACCACCAGCGGCTACAGCATGACGTGGCCGACTGCGACCGATAACGTGGGCGTCGACCACTACGAGTCGAGCATCGACGGGGGCGCGACATGGACTGTGCACGCCGCGAACGTCACGAGTCGCACCGTCACCGGACGGCCGGCGAGCACGACAGATCAGCTGCGTTTGCGTGCACACGATGCCGCTGGCAACATCTCGAACGTACTGACCGCGACCGTCACGACAAGCGCAGTAGCGCCGAACCCGTACACAGCTCGCGTGACTACCGCGCAGGGTGTAGCGATCTCCGGCGCCACTTGGACCCCTTCGACCACCGCCGTATGGCAAGGGGCGAGCGGCGACCGCTATGCGTCCGCTGGATCTTCGATTCGCGTGCAAGTGCTCGATGGCAGCGGCAACGCTGCGCCTAACGTCAAGTTCGTTTGGGCCCGCGTGGACGGTAGCGGCAATCCGATCCGCTCCGCAGGCATGAGCTACGATTCGACCACGCTAGCGGCAGGCGCGACTGGCAATACAAACGCCGTAGCAAGCGGCCTTGCCAATGCCTCTCGTTACGGTAGTTGGACGGCTGGCGGCGCGACCAGTCAGCAGTATTACGGCGTGTTTGGTATCAGCGGGAGCTTGTTTGCTTGGCGTTCGGCCACGGGTCTGGCTGCCGAGTCTCGCTGTCTGGAAATCTGGATTGAAGGCCAAGCGGACCCGATCTACTACACCAATGGCACCGGCACGCCGCTGCTGTTCAACATCGCGATGCCATGATCCTAACCAACAATGGAAAGCTCATATCCGTGGGCGGGCGCTTGCTGTTGGCGCCTGCGGCAGAGGCGCCCGCGGCCGATCTAGCGACCTCGCTGTTGCTGGTCGATTTCTACGTCGCCAACGCGAACGGCGTCTACATGGCGCAGCGCAAGGCGGGCACCGAGAACGACCCGGACGGCGGCCACGCGGATATCGAGGTTGGTTTCACCTATAGCGGCGGTGTGCCGCTGGTGCAGGCGCGTGTCGTGCTCAAGGACGCGCCGACCACCGTCGTGAAGGACTGGACGCCGCTGACCGGGCAAACGGCCGCCAACGGCGCAGGCGTGGGGATTCTGCAAAACGTCACCGCGGGCGGCAAATACCTGCTCCAGATCCGCGACGGCAACCAGCCGGCGAACACGGCCACTCGGTCGAATGGCGCCGTTGCGTGGGGCGTAGCTGTCGTAGACGAGATGGGCGGCCAGTCGAACATGCTCAGCACGATGGGCGCAGGCGTGAGCACGGATATCGTGCAAGGCACGTCCCAGTCCGAATGGAACTACATTCGCAGCAACGCCCTGATCGCGAACGTGTTCACGGTAGACGGATGGGGCGAGCCGACCTCTTCGGGCCTGGTCGGCCGGTTCATCTACATGCGCATGCTGGCCAAGGCGCTGGAGGCGAAGCACGGCAAGAAGATCCCGGTTGGCCTGGTGCTATGGGCGATCGACAGTCAAGCGATTCAAACTTTCTTGCCCGATGACCCGAGTACGAAGCCGGGAAACCGCGTTTTATTCACGAATAGCGGCGCAGACATCGGCGCGTGCGGCTTCGCCTCGCCATACCGTGTGTGGTCGGGTGACGTGGAGGCCCTCGGTTTTCACCAGGGCGAAGCGAACAACACGAACACCGCCGCCGTGTACAAGGGCTACATGGTGCAGTACGTCGATATGCAGGTCGGGTTCTTCGCTGCCAAGGGCCGCACGCACCAGACTCTTTCTTTCATGCCGGCCGTACTAGGCGTGTTCTCGGCCGGCGTGCGCCACGTGGAGTACCTGAGGCAAGGCGTGCTCGACTTCCAGCAGCATGCCGAGGCGAACGGCTGGGTCCGCATGCGTGCGGGCTGGACGACCCTCGACTGCCTCGGGCCTCCGGAGAATACCCTGCATTTCCAGGGCGAAGACAAGCACAAGAGCGTTCGTCGCCTCGTCCAGTCGCGGCTATACCGCCTTGACCCCGTGCGCGCGCGCTTCGATTGCTCAGGGCCGCGCCTGGTCGGCACCGCGACGCGGTCGGGCGATGTCGTAGCGCTACCCGTTGCCGGCGGCAAGACCCTGGCCGCGAAGAACGCCGGGACCATTACGGGCTGGTATGCGAACACCGCCGCCGATTTCAGTGGCACCGACCTGGCCGTCACCAATGTGACGCCAATCGCGGGCGCGGTGCAGATCACCGTAGCGGGCGCACCGTCGACGTTCTACGTGAAGCACTGCGGCGGCTTGGTCGGCACTCAGGCGAGCGCGAACTCGGATATCACGAATTTGCTTTACGAGCCGGTCGAATACCCGTTTTTTGACGACGGATCGGGTGGCAATATATTTAGCGGCACAGACGTTCGTATCGGTCTGCCGCTGTTTCCAACCCCAACACCGATTACGGTGACCTGACATGCTCGGATTCGCAGCAATCGGCGAGCTGGCCCTGGGCGAGCTGCCGAACGAGGTCGGCTCGCAGCCTGATCCTGGCGGCACGGTCGACATCGCACTGCTGTCCGCTGAGCGCATAGTCGTGTTCGAAGCGAGCCGCAGCCGTATTGTGATTTTTGAAAGTAGTGGACCAAGAGTGAGGTTTGAACAGATGAGCGCAAAATTACCCTACAAAAGAGGTGATAAGTGGGTTACCGACCGCGACCCGGATGAGGAAAGCTACTATGCCGCCGACATCACCGACGAGCTGACTTCCCGCAACACCAGTCCAGTCCCAGGTCAGCCGGAGATCTTGCTCAACGGAGTTACGAAGCTGTCCGACCCAGCGATTCAGACGGCGGTAGTGGCGGGCGTGACACGGACGTTCGTCGTGGTATTCCTCGGCGGGGTTGAGGGCGAGCCTCCATCGGACTGGTTCTGGACCGCTCGTGTACGCTGTGCGAACGGCGAACGCTTCGACAAGACGACGCATTTCAACAGGCTGGATACTTAATGATCAGCATTGCCGACAACCCAGCAGTGCTCCAACAAATGGCTGCAGCGAGTAAGACGACGGATCCGCCGGACCTCGTGAGTGAAGACCCTGCTCGGGATTCGGGCGCGGCGGGAGCGATCGCCGCTTACCCTTCAATGAAGCTTGAACTAGTTGATGGCCGATACCGAGTCGAAGGCGTTGAAAACTAGCTTTCGAAAAACTGTCTCAATTTTCCGAGAATTGAGACAGTGCAATGCGCAGAATGGGCTGCATGACGACGCCAACTCCTGCGACCTCCCAAGCCCGGGCCGAGACCGATCCGCGCACGATGCCCATGCTCAGCCGCTCGGCTGAGCTGGTCCCCGCCACATTTAACGATGCCGACAACACCGTCGAGGTGGTTTGGACCACTGGCGCGCGCGTCCGGCGCTACGACTGGTGGACCGAGACCAGCTACGAGGAAGAGCTGGCTGTCACGCCTGAAGCAGTCGACATGTCGCGCTTCGCCGCTGGCACTGTTCAGGTGTTCGACAACCATCGCACCTATGGCGGCATCGGGTCTATTCTCGGTGTTGCCATCCGCGGCAGCATTGAGAACGGCGAGGGCAGGGCCACTCTGCGTCTTTCCAAGCGCGCCGATATTGCCGAGATCGTCGCCGACATCAAGGCTGGCATCATCCGCGCCATCAGCGTCGGCTACAGCGTCAGCAGGTACGAGATCACTCGCACCATCGATCGCACCGACGGCGGCACCATGCCGCTGTACCGCGCCGTCGCCTGGCAGCCTTATGAAATCAGTTTTGTCACCGTCCCAGCTGACGCTGACGCGAGCACGCGCAGCCAGCCGTCGAACGGTGTCCAGTGCGAGTTCATCACCCGGGCGCCCGCCCATTCCGCTCCATCCAACCAGGAAGACAACATGCCAACTGCTACCCAACCGGGCGCCCAGAACACCGCGCCTGTCGACGCCGCCCGCTCGGCAACTCCTCCGGCCGCGGCTCCTGCTACGCCGGCACCTGCTGCCGCGCCAGCACCGGACGACGCTGCTGCCCGCGCAGCCGCCGAAGCCGCCACCCGCTCGGCGGACATTACCGAACTGTGCGTCCGCCACGGCGTGACTAACCTGGCCGCTGGTCTGATCCGCAGTGGCGGCACCGTCGACCAGGCACGCGCTGCCGTGCTGGAAGAGCTGGCCCGCAACGACGCCGCCCGCGGTGGCCACAACAACGTCGGCCGTATTGTGACCGTCAGCGACGAGCACCAGACCCGCATCGCCGGCATCGAAGAAGCAGTGATGCATCGCATCCACGCCGGTACGAAACTGACCGACAACGGGCGCCAGTACCGCGGCATGAGCCTGCTCGAAATCGGCCGTGACTTCCTGGAAGCGCGGGGCGTCAACACCCGCGGCATGGACCGCATGACCCTCGCGCAGGAGATGCTGCACTACCGCTCCGGCATGCACGGCACGAGCGATTTCGCTGCCCTGTTCCAGAACGTGGCGAGCAAGCGTCTGCGCGATGCATACGCCGAGAACGCCGGCACCTACACCCAGTGGGCACGCCGCGCGCCGAACGCGCCGGACTTCAAGAACATCAGCATCGTGCAGCTGTCGGGCGCCCCGGAGCTGCTGCAGACCAACGAACACGGCGAGTTCAAGTACGGCACGATGAAGGACGCCGGCGTGAGCTATGCGCTGGTGACCTACGGCCGCATGGTGTCGCTGACCCGCCAGGCCATCGTGAACGACGACCTGCGTGCCTTCGAGCGCCTCGTGTCGGCATTCGGTGCAAGTTCCAGTCGCCTGGAGAATCGCCTGGTGTACAGCCAGCTGACCTCGAACCCGACCATGGGTGACGGCACCGTCCTGTTCCACTCGGACCACAAGAACCTCGGCACCGGCGCCGGCTCGGCCCTGCAGCTGTCCGCCCTGAAGGCCGGCCGCACCGCGATGCGTGTCCAGAAGGGCCTGCAGAACGAAGAGCTGAACCTGTCGCCGAACTTCCTGATCGTCCCCGCCTCCTTGGAGCAGGACGCTTACCAGCTGACCAGTTCGAACTATGTTCCGGCCAAGCAGGGCGACGTGAACGAATTCCGCAGCGGCGGCCGCACTGCGGTCGAGCCGATCGTCGAGCCGATCCTCGACAGCGTGAGCGACAAGGAATGGTACCTGGCCAGCAACAACAGCCAGATCGATACCGTCGAGTACTGCTACCTGGACGGCGCGGAAGGCCCGGTCATCGACAGCCAGAACGGCTTCGAAGTCGATGGCGTCACCTGGAAGTGCCGCCTGGACTTCGCAGCCAAGGCGGTCGACCACCGCGGCCTGTACAAGGGCGCCGGCGCGTAAGCGCTTTCGCCTTCCGTCTCCACGAACGATAGGAACCAGAACAAATGAAAAACTATGTCCAGATGGGCAACACGGTCAGCGTGATCGCGCCGTACCTCGTGTCCAGCGGCCAGGGCGTGCTGGTCGGCGCACTGTTCGGCGTCGCTGCCCACAACGCGGCGCAAGGCGCGGCGGTCGAGATCGTGCGTAAGGATGTGTTCGACCTGGCGGCGGTCACGGCCGACACGGCAGCCCAGGGCGCCAAGATCTACTGGGACAACACTGCCCGCAAGCTGACCACCACTGCAACCAACAACACGCTCGTCGGCTGTGTTACCGAGGCGAAGTCCAACGGCGACACCACCGCCCGCGTCCTGCTCGACGGCGTCATCCGCTAATCCGGCCCACCGTGCAGTTCGCCAAACTCGAAGCGGTTGCCAACGCCTCCGTCTTGAACCACCTGGCAAACGTCCAGGTGGCGATCGACGGGGCGTTGGTGCCCGGAATCTTCCGGAACCCTTCGAGCGTGGCCCAGCTGGGGAGCGGAGCAGCCGATACCAGCCCGACCCTGACTGTCGCATCAAGCGCAGTAATGGCCGAGCCAGCCGACAAGACCATCGAGATTGCCGGCATCCCTTACGTGATCGGCACCAGTGCGCCCGACGGCACTGGCCTGACCGTCCTGACCGTGGAGCGTGCGCAATGAGCACCGCATTTTCGAAAGTGGTCAGCGCTGTCATGGCGGCCCTGTCGACCAGTCCCGCCGTGTGCAAGGCTATTTACCGCGCCCGCGCCACGGCGATTCCAGACCAAGACGATGAGGCCATCAGCGTGCAGTGGGACCAAGGCTTGCCCAGGGCGGGTGTCATCACTGGCGCACCGGTCGACTGGCAGACCCGGATCAGCGTCGACTGCTATGCGCGCAGCACGCGCGAGTCTGGCGACGTGGCCGTTGATCCGCTGCTCGAGAAAGTGTACGAGCGCCTGGCTGCCGATACAACCCTCGGCGGCATGGTTGATGACCTGGTCATCGCCGGCATCGAGGCGGAGAACACGGTGGACGGCAAGAAGACAGGTTGGGTTCGCCTGACCTATATCGCTGAGCACCGTACCGAAAACTTACTTTTGAGCTGACATGAACGCAACGAACACCCTAAACAAGCGTGCCATTCCGCCAATGCCCGGCGGCGGCTCGTGGACTTTCGACGAAGACCAGTGGGCGTGGATCCCGAACGATCCAGCTCCTGCCCAAGCCCCTGTCACGGCCACCAAGGTCGATGCAGCCAACGAACCGGCCGCCGCCTCGGCCATCCACCAGGAGTAACTCATGGCACGCAGCATCAAGAACACCATCGTCACCGCCAAGGTGGAAGCCACCGCAGGCGTGGATGCCTCGCCGACGGGCGCCGAGAACGCGGTGCTGGTATCGGACGTAAGTATCACGCCTCTGGAAGCGCAGGCTATCGGCCGCAATCTGATCCGCGGCTACTTCGGCGGCAGCGAGCAGCTGGTCGGTCCGAGCAGTGTCAAGATATCGTACACGGTCGAGCTGGCAGGTTCCGGCACCGCCGGCACCGCGCCTGCGTGGGGCCAACTGCTGCAGGGCTGCGCCGTGGCCGAAGGCGTGCTGGCGAGCCCGGCGCGCGTTGAATACATGCCGGTGTCGACCGGCCTGAAGTCCCTGACCCAGTATTACTACGACGACGGCGTCCTGCACAAGGCGCTGGCGTCGATGGGCAACTGCACCCTGTCGGCCAAGGTCGGCGATCGCCCCGTGCTGCGCTTCGAATGGACCGCCCTGGATGGCGGTGTCGCTGCCGTGCCGAATGTCACGCCGACCCTGACCGCGTGGAAGAAGCCGGTGGCCATGACGAAGGCCAACGTGGTCGATGTCACCTTCGGCGCGACCTACGCCGCCGGCGCGCTGACCGGCGGCACGACCTACAACAGTACCGGCCTGGAGCTCAACTTCGGGAACACGGTCAACTTCACCCCGATGCTGGGCACCGAGACCGTGGACATCACCGACCGCGAATCGACCGCTACGCTCGAGATGGAGCTCACCGCCGAGCAGGAAGTCGCGCTGATGGCGGACGTCAAGGCCAACCTCACGAAGAGCGTGGCCCTGACCATCGGCACCGTCGCTGGCAACAAGATCATCGTGTTCGCGCCGGCCGCCCAGCTGACCAACCCGCGCAAGTCCGAGCTGAACGGCAAGCGCTTGATCGGCTACGACCTGCGCCTGGTCCCGGTCAACGGTAACGACGAGTGGCGCATCGTCGTGCTGTAACCAATCCCTAAACTCAATTGCTAGGAACCACCACATGGCATTCGTACTGAAAAAACTGAACAAGCTCCCGGTCCGCGTCAAAGGCACGCTGACGGGCGAGGATGGCAAGCCTGTCGAGTTCGACTTCACCCTGCACTGCAAGCGTCTTTCGCAGGATGAGATCGAAGCCGTGCAATCCGACAAGGACGGTTCGGTCAAGGACTTCGTGCGCACCAACACGGAGGGCTGGCAGGACGTCAAGGATGAAAGCGGCGCAGTCGCAATCTTCAGCCTTGAAGGCCTGAACGAGCTGCTGAGCATCGCTGGCATGCCCATGCTGTGCTTTACCAGCTACATGAAGCAGATCGCGGCCACTGCAAAAAACTGATCAAGGCCGTGCGCCTGATGGCGCGCGGCGAGCTTCGCTTCGGCGAAGAGGCGAACAAGGCTGAGCGGCACGTCAACAAGGCGCTCGCCGCTTTTGGCCTGTACGCCGTCGATGACCAGGTGCTCGATCAGGACGATTACTGGCTGTGGCCCGAGAACGAAGAGGCCTTCCACCTGTGGGTGGGCCTGCAAACCCAGTGGAATGTTGGCATGGCCGGCGCCTTCGGCTTGAACTACCAAGGCGTTGAGACGTGCATGCGCTTGCGCGACTTCGGTCGGAAGAAGCGAGTCAAGCTGTTCGCGATGGTGCAGCTGATGGAACAAGCATGCCTTGAAGAGTGGGCAGAGAAACGGAAAGGCTAGGTAGGGCGATGGCTGGAACACGTGCAACTATCACCGTCGGTGTCGATGGCGCGCCTGAGAGCCGGCGCAGCATCGACAGCGTTGCGGATGCAATGCGGCGCATGAACGCGGAATCGCTCGAGCGGGTTTCTGGCCAGCTCGGCGCCCTGAACGACCGAATCGGAAGCATCCGGTCGACTATTGGCAGCTTCATTGTTGCCGACATCGCCCTACGAGGATTCACCTCCCTCAGCGACAAGATCGGCGCGACGCTCGACAAATTCGGCGACCTGGACGACATGGCGCAGCGGACAGGGGCTAGCATTGAAAACCTGTCCCGGCTGCAGAAAGTGGCTTCAGTGTTTGGAGCCGACTTCAGCACGGTTGGCGGCGCGCTGGCAAATCTGAACAAGGGCCTGTCCGGCGCAGACGATGAGTCCAACAAAGCCCGGAAGGCGTTGGCATTCCTGGGCGTCTCGGCGCGCGATAGCGCAGGCAAGCTACGCGAGCCAGGCGAACTGATGATCGAGGTCGCCAAGCGTCTCCAGAATTACGAGGATGGTGCGGGCAAAGCCGCGCTTGCCAACGACCTGTTCGGAAAGTCGGGGCGCGAGCTCCTTCCGTTCATGGGCGATGTGTCGGAGTCCATCGACGATTTCTCCGCGACTTCTAACGAAGCTGTCGCGCAAGCTACCGCTCTGCAGGACCAGTGGGGAAAAATGCGAGAACGCTCGGACGAGCTTTTCGCCGGCATCGTGGTGTCCGGTCTGCCCGCCATGACAGATTTGGCAGATGGCATTTCGGATGTAATGAAGGCACAGCAAGACCTTGTTGCCAGTGATGCATCTAGTTGGGCAGAAGACATGGCAGTAGGCGCGGCCCGCCTCATTGATGTCGTGGTGTTGATTCCGCGCATCATGTCTGCTGTCGGCAGCAGCTTCAAAGCGGTGGGCGCGGATATCGAGTATGTAGCTACCGCCGCTGTCGAGGTGGCAAAACTCAAAAACCCAGCAAATGTAGCCTTCGAATTTGCTAAGGGGAATGACCCACTTGCAAACATTAGAAAGGCACTCGGCGACCGCAATAAAATAGTTGAAGACGCGAACGCGCAGTACGACCGGCTTTGGAATCAGCCCGCAAATCAGTTTGAGCAGGCAGTGCTTAAGCGGCTTTCTAACCGCAAGGGCGCAGCGGATCTGCCAACGCCACCCGGGAATGATAAACCCCCCGCGGACTATTCCTCGGGGAAGGACAGCGACGCTGAAGGCGCCGAAAAAGCAGCCGAGGCATACCGCAATCTTGTCGAGTCGATCAAGGCGAAGATTGCTCAGTCCCGCATTGAGGCAATTACCGGGAAGGCGGCTACTGCTGCTCAGCAGGAACAAATTCGCCTGGGTGAGCAACTTGCTACTGGCAAGCTGAAGCTCGGTCCCATGCAACGCGCAGTCGTCGACGGCTTGCTGCAGGAACTGGAGGCCAGCAACGCGGTGATCGAGTCGAACAAGCGAGCTGCTGAAATCCGCCAAAAGCAGCTTGATGCGAATGCGAAGGCGCTGTCTGATTCAACTGAAGAGGCCATGCGAAATGAGGCGCTTGCGAATACCTTTGGAATGACCAAAGGCGCTATCGAGCAAGTTGAGCTTGCGCGTCTCAAGGATCAGCTTGCCCAACGCGACTCCCTCAAACTGAGTCAGGAGGAAGTCGAGAATCTACACAAGCTGATTGCTGCGAAAGAGCGCAGCGCAGTGGCTTTAGTCTCGGTCGATGCTGCTGAAGCAGCCAAGAAAGCAGGCGAGGACCTGGACAAGTTCCTCGATCCGACCAAGGCCCAGACCTTTGGCGAGGCGCTCAAGGGCGCCTTCGGTGCGGCGGGCGACTCGCTGACCCAGCTCGTCAGCAACCTCGACGCATACAGCATCCGCCAGGCGGAGGTCGACAAAGCACGCAAAGATGCGGCCATGCGGTTCGCGAACGACTCGACAGGATACGCCGCGGCGTCGGAAGCAATCTCGCGCCGCGAGCTACGCAGCCGCGTCACCGCATACGGTGACATGGCCACTGCCGCCAAGGGATTCTTCTCCGAAGGCAGCAAGGGATACCGGACTCTGGAGACCGCCGAAAAGGCGTTCCGCGCTTACGAACTAGTAATGGCCGCCGAAAGCTTGGGTAAGAAGCTCTTCTTCAAAGAAGCGGAGGTGGCGGCGCACACCACCTTGAACGCGACCAAGCTATCCGGCGAGGCGGCCACGACCGCAGCGTCGACCGCTCTGGCCGGCACAGAGGCGAGCGCCTGGGGCATTACCGCCGTAGTCAAGGCGATCGCCTCGCTCCCGTTCCCGCTGAACTTGGCGGCCGGCGCGGCGACCATGGCCGCCGTCGTGGCGGTCGGCGCGAAGCTGGCGGGCAGTGTCGGCGGCTCGGGAATCAGCTTGTCGCAGTCGCGCCAGGAATCCCAAGGCACGGGCAGCGTCTTCGGCGATTCCGGCGCCAAGTCGGAATCCATCGCACGCTCTCTTGAGCGTGTCGAGGACAACACGTATCAGGGACTGGCCATCAGCATGGGCATGCTGAGCGCCCTCACGTCAATCAAGAACAACATCGGCTCTTTCTCGGCGCTCGTCGTGCGCGACACCAACATCACCGGCAATGCCCCGGTCGCCGGCCTGGGGCAGGGCAGCGCCGAGGAGTTCTGGAGCTCGGACAAGGCCAGCTTCCTGCAGGGCGGCTTGCTCGGCGTGGCTCTCGACAAGATCACCGGCGGCTGGCTGAGCAAGACTACCGGGAAGATCATGGGCGCGATCTTCGGCGGCAAGACCACGCTGGAGGACAGCGGCTTCACAGCCGACAAGACCACGCTGGGAGCCATCGCCAGCGGAGGGCTGAATGCCATGAGCTACGCCGAGATCAAGAAGGATGGTGGCTGGTTCCGCAAGGACAAAACCAGCACCCAGACGAATGGCCTGGGCGAGGACGCCAACCGCCAGATCGCCAAAGTGTTGCTTTCCCTGTCCGACAGCGTGCACGAGGCCGGTCTTGCCCTCGGCCTGCCTGCCGATACCTTCACCGACAAGCTCGACGCTTTCGTTGTCGATATCGGCAAGATCAGCTTCAAGGACATGAAGGCCGACGAGATCGAGAAAACCCTGCAGGCGGTATTTTCGAAGCTGGGCGACGACATGGCCCAGTTCGCGGTCGGTGGCCTCGAGCAGTTCCAGGAGGTTGGAGAGGGCTACATGGAAACCTTGGTGCGCATTGCGCAGGGTTACCAGTCGGTTGATGTCGTCATGCAGTCGATGGGCATGACCTTCGGCATGATCGGCACCGATTCCATCGCGGCGCGGCAGCGTCTGCTAGATCTGTCCGGCGGACTGGAAAAGTTCGTACAGAGCAGCGAGCAGTTCTTGAAGGACTTCTTCACCGAGCAGGAGCAGGCCGCGGCCTTGAAATCGCGGATCCAGCCGATCCTCGGCCAGTATGGCCTGTCCGCTTCCGGCGAAGATGCTACCAAGAACTTCCGTGATTACCTGGTAAAGGTCGATCCTTCCACCGAGGCCGGCGCCGAGGCCTTCGCCGAGCTGAGCAAAATTGCCCCGGCCCTCAAGCAGATTGCAGACGCCGAGCAGTACATCTACGACGAGCGCAAGGACCTGCAGGCCCAGCTGGATGAGCTGACGATGTCGTCGGCGCAGCTGCTGGCGAAACAGCGGGATGCTCTGGACGAGAACAACCGGGCGCTGTTCGACCAGGTGCAGGCGGCCACCAAGGCGGCGGCCGTGCTCGAGGAGCGCAAAGGACTGCAGGAGCAGCTGGACGAGCTGACGATGACATCGGCGCAGCTGCTGGCCAAACAGCGGGACGCGCTGGACGAGAGCAACCGCGCACTGTTCGACCAGGTGCAGGCGGCCACCAAGGCGGCGGCCGTGCTCGAGGAGCAGGCGTTGGCACAGAAAGCGGCTACCCAGACGGCGAAGGACCGCGGGGCCGCACTGCTGTCGGGCGTGGACAGCGCATATTCGGCGCTGCAGAAAGTGGTTGGCCGCGAAAAAGCGGCGCTGCAGGAACTGACCAGCGAACACCAGGCGCTTTCTTCTGCACTTCACGGGACGCTGGATAGCATGGGCGTAAGCGGACGGGAGCGTGAGGACCGCGCCACCGCGCAGGCAGAGTTGAAGACCGCCCTCGCGATCGCAAAAGTGAGCGGTGTGCTGCCTGATGTGGACAGCCTAAAGGGCGCTTTGTCGGTCCTGGGCAAGGACGCGTCAGCGATGTTTGCAACGAAACAAGACTACCTCAGAGATTTCTACTCGACCCAGAACGATATCGCCGGCCTGGCTGGTTTGACCGATGCAAAGCTGAGCGTCGAGGAGCAGTCCTTGAAAGCTCTGGACGGGATTCTCGAAAGTGCGCAGCGGCAGGTCGATGCCCTCAAGGGGTTGGACACTACGGCCCTCACGCTCGTCGACGTAATGAGCGCGTTCGGCCGGGCGGTCGGAGCTGCGAAGGCGGATCCGATGGCGAGCGCTGGCGGGAGCCTCGCCAAGGTTTATCAGGAGCTGCTGGGCCGAGCTCCTGATACCTCGGGCCTCGAGTTCTACAAGGACCGCATCGCTGAAGGCGTAACGCTGAGCACCATCCGAAACGCGATGATGGGCAGCGACGAATACAAGCAGCTTCACGGCATTGCAGCCGAAACGAAATATGTGCAGCCCAAGGCGTCACTCAACTTTGATAGTACGCCCATCAGCCCGGCGGTCGCCAGCGGCGAGCTGATGCGTCAACTCGCGGGCCAGACCGAAAACAATGCGGCCCTGGTCGCTGAAGTCAAGGCGCTGCGCACCGAGCTGGAAGGGCTGCGTGCCGAGACGAGGGCAACGGCAACGCATGGCGAAAAGACCGCGCGCCTGCTGTCGCGCGTCATCAAGGAAGACGTTCTCAACGTATCGATGGAGCCTCAATGAGCGGCATGAAGATCATCAAGCCGACCGTCATCACGGCCGCGATGCTGGTCAGTAGTTCGGTCCCGGAGCCGGCTGCAGGCGAAGAGGTGTGGGTGTCGACCAAGTCTTATGCGAAAGGGGCTGTGGCGATTCGCACCTCGACACATCGAAAGTACGAGCGCCTCATCGCTGGCACTTCCTCGACGGCGCCCGAGAACGACTCGACCAATTGGCTCGACATCGGCCCGACGAATCGCTGGGCGATGTTCGACCGGAAGGTCGGCACCATGACCACTGCGGCAACGGAAATTACGGTGGCCCTGCGGCCTGGCGCCGTGTCCGGGCTGGGCGCCCTGGAACTGACCGGCCGACAGCTGGAGGTCACGTTGCGGGATGCCCCGGGCGGAACCGTTGTCTTCGCCAAGACGGTTTCTCTCGACGGTACCACGATCGGAAGCGTCTACGACTGGTTCTTCGCTGACTACGAGCAACTGAGCGACTCGGTGATGACCACGCTTCCTGATCACTTCCTGACTGGAGAGCTGACGATTCGCCTGGCCGGTACCAGCGGCGTGGGCATCGGCGTGCTTCAGGTGGGGAAAGTGATCGAGGTAGGGCACACACAATACGGCGCCTCGGTCGGGATCATCGACAACAGCCGGAAGGAGCGAGATGCTTTCGGCAACATGGATGTGCTCGAGCGCAGCTATAGCAAACGAAGCAATCTCCAGGTGTACACGGAGACGGCGAGCTTCAACAGAATCTATCGAACCCTGGCGGCGCTGAGGGCGACCCCATGCATCTACATCGGCTCGGACCAGGTCGGCTATGAACCGATGATTACCTACGGCTTCTACAAAGACTTCGGCATCGCGGTGCCGTACCCCAATCACCATTTGCTCACCATTGAAATTGAAGGACTCGACTGATGGCAATTAGCCTCATACCCCAGCTTGACCGCACCTCGCCGACGTTCAAGGGCGATGTCGATGCTCTGTTCGCAGGCGGCATCCAGAAGTTCGCCACCGAGGCAAATGCCCTGGCGGGTCAAATGGGTGCCATCGCCGCAGGCAGCGCGAACAAGATGATCTACCGCTTCGCCAGCAGCACGACGATGGCAGATCCGGCGCCAGGTTACCTGCGTCTCAACGCAGCTGCGCAAAGCGCGGCGACGGCGATCGCTCTGGATGTGCTCGGCGCCGACACGGTCGACTACACCTCCCTGATCGGCACGTTCGTCGCATCGACCAGCGCTGTCCGCGGCAATCTGCGCGTGGAGAAGCTGGGCGATCCCACCCAGTTCCTCCTGTTCAGCGTCAGCGCGCTGGCCACTCCGGCGGGCTATCGCCAGCTCACGGTCGCATGCATCCAGTCGAGCGGTGCTGCGTTTGTCGCCGAAGACTTGGTGCTGTTGTCGTTCACGCGAAACGGTGACAAGGGGGACACGGGAGCGAATGGATTCTCGAACATGGTGGTTGCGCGTACCACGCAAATCTGGACTGCGCCGGCAGGGATTACGAAGGCGAAGTTCACGGTCATCAATGGTGGCCGTGGTGCTGCTTATGATTCGTTGGACCCTGGGATCGGTGGAGACGCGAGCATTTCAATTCGCGCAGTTACGCCGGGCGTTGCCTACACCTTGACTGTCGGCGGCGGCGGCGTCGGAGGGAGCGAGTCGTCAAACCAACTCGGCGGTCTGGGCGGAAGTTCGACGGTGAGCGGTGCTGGGCTGACGACGTTGACTACTGCAAACGGGGATTTGACCGTTCCTGGTGGTAGGTTGGGGGACTCGCTGTACGCGAGAACCATGTCGTTCACCTCATCTGGAATGCCAGTGACTGCTCCGGGCCAGGGCGGTCCATATGGCGGGGCCAACTCTGGTGGCTCGCCCGGCGCTGCTGGCGCAGTCATCGTTGAGTACTAAAGGAGGCGCTATGCGTGCAGCAATCATCGTCGACGGCACGGTCGACAACATCATCGAAATCGAGGCGCTGGATGCGCTCCCCGGGGTGCAGTTGGTTGACGCGGGAGGCGCATCGATCGGCGACCTATGGGACGGAGAGCAGATTATCCCGGCGCCGACGGAGCCTGTCGAGCCGACCGAGGCGCAGATCGTTGCCGCCTATATGGCCGCCGTGCAGCGGCACATGGATGCCCGCGCAATCTCGTTCGGCTACGACAACCTGATCAGCGTCATCACCTACGCCGAAGAGCCGGCCGTGGCCCGCTACCAGGCCGAGGGCCAGGCCTTCCGCGCGTGGCGCTCCGCGTGCTGGGCAACCTGCGAGGCGATGCTGGCCGCCGTGAAGGCTGGTACCCGGCCGGCGCCGACGCACGAAGAACTGATCGCCGAGCTGCCCGAGCTCGGCATCGAGTATTCCGGGCCGTTCGCCCCGGCGGCCTGACTGCATTCGGCCTCACCATCCAGCCCGCTTCGGCAGGCTTTTTTGCGTCCATCGAAATAGTCTCAACTTTCCTGGAAATGAGACGGGCACAACAGGAAACTGTGAGCTTCTAGCACCCTCTCGATTTTCCCTGAAAGGTTCCATGGGCCCTACCACTGAGCAACAGAACTCCATCGCGGTCGCGACAATCCAGGTCGAAGTCGCACACCTGAAAGCTGCTGTTGCGGATCTTCGCGATACGAATGCGCAGCTGCACGACAAGCTGGACGAAGTACTGCGCACCATGCATGAGGCACAGGGCGGATGGCGCACTCTGATGGTCGTTGGCGGAGCGGCCGGTTCCTTGGGCGGCTTTCTGACCTGGTTGGCATCGCACTGGAAGGGCTGACTCATGCCGCCCAGCGCCTTCATTGCCATGCTGCTGCCGGCCGCCCAAGCCACGCACCGCGCCACGGGCATCCCCGCGAGCTTCATCCTGGCCCAGGCCGCGCTGGAGTCCGGCTGGGGCGCCCGCGCGCCGGGCAACAACCTGTTCGGCATCAAGCCGGGCCCGAAGTGGAAAGGCCCGACCGTCACCGTCACCACGCACGAATTCATCAAAGGCGTGCGCACGAAGGTGGACGACAAGTTCCGCGCCTACGCGACGCTGGAGGCCTGTATGGCTGACTACGCCGCGTTCTTCAAGGCCAATCCGCGCTACGCCGCCTGCTTCCAGGAGAAGACGGGGGAAGGCTGGGCGTGCGCCGCGACGAAGGCCGGTTACGCCACCGATCCCAAGTATGCCGAGCTGCTGATCGCGATCATGCGCGGCCGGACCATGTCCCAGTACGACAACCTTAAAGGAGCTTGACCGTGAAGAAGATCCTCGCACTCGCCCTGCTTGTCACGCTTGCCGGCTGCGCGAACCTGAAGTTCGAGTGGAAGGCCAGCTACAAGACCGACAACCTGGCAGCGGACCTGAAGGCTGCCGAAAAATGAAAAGCCGGTTCCTCACCGCGCTCGTTCTCATTCACGTGAGCGATAGCCTCAAGCGCCTGGCTCACCCGCTGGAGTTCGAATCGGAGAGTCTGGGCCGCGTTATCACTGTGCCGGCCGGGTTCGAGACGGACTTAGGTAGCGTGCCGCGCCTTCCGCTGGCCTACCTGCTGTTCGGTGGGGTGGGCGACGCGGCGGCGGTTGTTCATGACTACGCCTACAGCGGGAAGGAGTCGATCAGCCGGGAGCAGGCCGACGCCCTCTTCCGCGAGGCCCTCGCCGCCCTGGATGACGCCAGCACTACCGGCAAGTCGGGAATCACCAAGGCTGTTGCCAGCGGCTGGTTCTCGGTGCGCCGCGCGGCCATGTGGCTGGGGGTGCGCGTCGCGGGCGCGGGCCACTACGTCGCGGCGGGCTGACTGTGGAATTCCATGCCATCACCGACAAGGGTGTCGCGCACGTGTGCGACGTCCATCGCGCTCCGGACGACCTCTCGCCACTGCAGATGATCAGCCGGCAGGAGTTGACGCGCCTGCAGGCTGCTGAGGCCGAGCTGGCGGCGTTGCGCCGGGACTTGGCCGCTTTACTCCACGCCTCGCCTCTGGGTTAAGCAGCACGCGCCGGGCCAGCTCGAGCGGCAGGCCAAGGCGGAACAGCACATTGGCGCCGGCGGCGGCGCCGTGGGACGCAGCCACGTTCACGGCTAGGTCGACGAGGACTGCAGTGCGGCGGTCGGTTCGTGTGTGCATCGCGGCAGGGTAGCAGCACCTCGGCCGCCCGACTTGAGCCAGATCAACGCTGCTACACTCCACCCATGTTCGGAAAAGTGAAACAGCTACGGCGCGGCGGCAAGCGCCTCTCTACGCACGATATCCAGCGCGCTGGCTACGTCGAGGGCGAGGTACGCGTGTACGGCCTGGCCGGCGCCATCGTGGCCAGCGTTAGCAAACCAGATTCCCAGGTCGGCGATCCTCTGCTGCCGGCGCTGTACGACGCCAAGTTGGTCAGCATGCACGGCACCGGGATGCTCTTCAAGGGCGAGGAGAGGCCCCAGGGCGACGCCGGCCCAGCCTACATCCAGGAGTGGTCAGTGATGGTGGAGCGGTAGCGATCGTTCCGATTTCGCCGCTCCACAAAGTTGCTGAGCGCCGCATGAATACTGATGTTTAAGCGCGCTTCTGGAAGGATTTTGTGGAGCGGAAATCACCCGCGAGGCCGCATGGTTGACGGATTCTCCGTGCAACTTCCCAAGCTTAAGACGAGGGTTCGATCCCCTTCACCCGCTCCAGTCTTCCTTCAAGGCCTCCCACGCACCAGCCATACCCGGCTGCCGCGCCCCTGATCCAGGCTGCTGTTGACCACCGCAACGCGCCCCTCCACGTTCACCGCCAGCTTGCTGCCCAGGATGCCCTGCTGGCTGCCGCTGCGTCCCTGCGCTTCTGCGCTGCCGGGGATGAAGGAAGGGCGGCCGAAGCCGGCGCCCGCGTCGACCACGTGCCACATGCCCTTGCGATCCGCGCCCTCCCAGGTGACATGCACGCGATCCCGCCCGTCGATGGCAAGTTGTGGCGCCGTCGCGCCGCGCCCAGGCGTGGACAGCGTGCGCAGGTCCTTGCCGGCGCGCGCGTAGCGGATCACTGCCGCATCCTTGCCGGCTTGTTCCATGTAGGCCAGGTGCAGCCCTCCGCCGTGGTCGAGCGCCAGGCGCGGCGCATCCGCACGCGCCCCCGGCGCGCCCGTCAGGACCGGTGGCGCAAAGGTGGCGCCGCCGTCGCGCGACAGGGCGACGCGGATGTCGGCGTCCGCATCTTCGCCAACGGTCCAGGCAAGGTAGACCAGGCCCCCGTCGCCGACGGCGAGCGCCGGGCCGCGCGCCGGAGAAGAGGCCGTGCCCGCGATCCGCTGGGGCGCCATGAAGCTGCCGCCCTTGTTGCGCGAGCGCGCCAGCCACAGCGCGCCGTCGTACTCGGTCCAGGCGGCGATCACGCTGCCGTTCGGGCCGGCCGCGAT